CTCCTATGGGGTAGGTCTTAGGGATATACTATTTGAACCAAATACTGATTCTAATCAAAAAATATCAAATCTAAAATTATCAATTGATCGAAATATATCAGTTCATATCCCTCAGATTAAACTAAGTAATTTAGAGGTAACCCCCCAAGATAAAGAGCTATTAATACAAGTAGCCTATGTAGTTTTACTAGACAATGATACTAATGAAATTTCTCTAACATTATAACAAATGGCTTACTCTAAAGTAAATAACACATCAGGTACTAACAAAAAAGATATAAAGTACTTAAATAGAAATTATAACTCTTTAAAGCAGGATTTAGTTGATTTTACTAAAAACTATTTCCCTAATAATTTTAATGATTTCTCAGAAAGCAACCCGGGTATGATATTCCTAGAACTTGCTTCATATGTAGGGGATGTACTATCATTTTACACAGACACCCAAGTACAAGAAACATTTATTGAATCAGCTAGAGAAAAAACAAATTTATTATCTTTAGCATACAATCTAGGATATAAACCTTCTGTAACTAACCCATCCACCACAGATGTAGACTTATATATCCAAATACCTTCAACAGGGAACGGAGATTATCCCCCTGATTGGAATTATGCTATATCTATAAATAAAAACTCAACTTTTAAATCAGGCCAAGCTAATCCTACTACTTTTCTCCTTGATAGAGATGTAAATTTTAAATTTTCATCTTCTATGGATCCAACTGAAGTTTCAATATATGATTTAAATGGAAACCCACTTACAACTGCTGCTAATGGAAATGCTGAATATTACCTTCTTAAAAAATCTGCTAAGGTTATAAGTGCCCAATTAAAATCAACTACATTTACTTTAAATGACCCTATTAAATTTCTCACATTAGAACTTCCAGATACAAAAATTATAGGGATTGAATCAATAACAGACTCAGATGGAAATATTTACCATGAAGTCCCTTATTTAGCCCAAGAAACTATGTTTGAAGAAGTTTTAAATGTAAATGATAGTACTAATTCATATAATACCCCCCTTGAATTATCACAATATGGAAATGATACTCCTTATCTTTTAAGGCTTAAAAAAATTCCTAAAAGGTTTGTAACTCGATTTACATCTAATAATATACTTCAAATTCAATTTGGATCAGGTATTAGTAGTGGAATAGATGAAGAAATCATCCCAAATCCTGATAATATAGGAATTGGAGTTAAAGACAATAGATCCCTTTTAAATTTTGCTTTTGATCCATCTAACTTTATGTTAACAAAAACATATGGAGAAGTTCCATCTAATACTACTCTTACAGTAAATTATTTAGTAGGAGGAGGAGTAGAGTCAAATGTTGGTTCAAACTTAATTACTATCCCTTCATCCCTTTTGACTTCCCAAAACAACAGTGTTTCTGAAGCCAATACTCTTACTACAGTTATCTCATCAATAGCCGTAAACAACCCCCTCCCCGCGACGGGTGGTGGTCCTGGTGATACTATTGAAGATATACGTTTAAATACGATGGCTACCGCGGGTGCCCAACTACGCACGGTGTCAAAGGAAGATTATATCATTCGTACACTATCTTTACCATCTAAGTTTGGGAAAATAGCAAAAGCCTATATTATAAAGGATGACCAAATAACAGTTGATACTAGTGCTCGTATTACAAACCCCAACGGATTAGATCTATATACATTAGCTTATGATGGCAATAAAAATCTTACTAACTTAAATAAAGCTACTCGTCAAAATCTAATAACATATCTTGAAGAATATAGAATGCTAACAGATGCTGTTAATATTAAAGACGCCTTTGTTATTAATTTTGGGGTTGAATTCGAAATTATTGTATTTAAAAATAGCAATAATGACCAAGTTTTATTAAAATGTATAAATTCTCTTGAAGAGTACTTTAATATAGACCAATGGCAAATCAACCAACCGATAGTTTTAAATGAAATATACAATGTAATAGGATCAATAGAAGGAGTCCAAAATGTAGAAAATGTAAGATTATATAACAAAGCAGGAATAGCTTTAGGGTATTCCCAGTATGCTTATGATTTTGACTCAGCTAATGTAAATAATATAATATACCCCTCTATGGATCTGAGTATTTTTGAATTAAAATACCCAAAATCCGACATAACCGGAAGAATAACTAAATACTAATTATGGCATATTATTTTATATACCCCGAAAAAGACTCAACAATATATTCCCACCCCTATAGAAAGGACCTAAACACAGGAATAGTAGAAACCCTATCCCTTGATTCTGAAAAAGATGGGATTAATAATAATTTATATTATCCTTCAAGATTCTTAATCCAATTTAAAGACAGTGATATAACCACAGTTATTCAAAATAAAATTTCCGGAAGTTTCTCAGCAAGTTTAATAACATATGCTACCGAGTTTAGTCAAAATCTTCCAAAAACCCAAACTATAGAATTATACCCCCTTTCTCAATCGTGGGAAAACGGAACAGACAGATACCTAGAACGTCCTTCTAACAATAGGGTAATAAGTAATGGTGTATCTTGGTTATACACTGATAACGGCACTACAAAAACCCGCTGGGAAACAGGTTCAGGAGCATTTACAGGTAGCTTTAGTGGGAGTAATGGGGGTGGGGGTGTATGGTTTACAGGAAGTGGATTTGAATTTTCACAAAGTTTTGATATAACTCAAAATTTAGACATAGATTTAAATATTACAAGTTTAATTCAAAAGTACTCATCATCAATTTTTGCGTCACAAACTTATCCTACGGGCATCCCCAACAATGGGTTTATTATAAAACGCACAGGTGATGTATTTAATAATACATCTGATCAAGGTAGTTTAAAATATTTCTCACTAAATACTCATACTATATTTTCTCCAACTTTGGCAATAAAGTGGGATGATTCAAGCTACATTACAAGCAGTGGAGCTAATATATTAACTAAAGGAAAAATCCAATTAAATATATCTAATAATAAACAAGAATATAGACCCGCAGAAGAGTATACTTTTAGAATAAATGCCCGAGAACAATATCCTACTAGGACTTTTACAACTTCATCAAACTACTTAAATATAAATTACCTAAATTCAACTTCATATTACAGTATTGAAGATTATACGTCAAAAGAGGTAATTATACCATTCGACACTGAATTTACTAAATTAAGTGCTGATGTAGATGGTATGTATTTTAAATTAGATATGAATGGATTACAACCTGAAAGATATTATCGTTTACTTATACGACATGATAATAATGATGGTATATTTATATATGATGATGATACATTTTTTAAAGTAATTAGGTAATGGATAGGAAGATATCTATACAAAAAAATATTTATAGTAATATTAAATTTAGAGAAGTTATTGACACTACCTTTTCTGAATTAACTAATATATTACCTAAAACCACTGTAGAGGATTTTTTTAATCTATACAATGAACTTTTTTTAGAAATCCCTAACACCGGAGAATTTAGCCACACTACACTATCAATTTTAAGCCAACAAACATTAAAGAAGGGGGTAAAAGATGCTAAAGATAATGAAATAGAAGCCCTTCAAGAAGCACTAAAAAATTTACAAGAAAAATTATTAACTGCTGATCAACCCGATACATCTATTACTAGAGAACATCCAAGATTTACTAATGGTACTTTAATTAGAAGACCAGAGGGTAGTATATTAGGATGGCCTGATGTTTTTTACATGGATCAAGGTTTTAAAAGAGCCGTTTATTTCTCGGGGGATCCAATAATGTATAAATCATTTACAAAATTACTAAAATATAATGAGAACACAAATGAAATCCCAAGGGTATTAGATAGAATTATAGATGATATACCCTCAGGAGAACCATTAACTCTAGAGAATTTTAACGACCCATTCACTCCTCCTATTGGAGCATTTGAAGCAGAAGAATTAAGAATTTCTATAGATCCTACAGATGCTAATTTAGACCCAAATAGATATAATGGAGATTATTTTAATTATAAAGAAGCATTAGAAGCGGACTTTAAAGAAAAAACAGATTTAATAGTGGCTTTAGAAGAAAAAATAGAAGATTTCAATACTGAAATCCAAAAAATAATAGGAGGATAATGGCAAGATCTAATTCCCAAAATAGTAGTAATGGCATAGGAAATTCCCCACCCCCACTACTTACCTCTGATCAGCAAGCCTCTATAACTGCTCTTAAAGCAGAAAGAAGTATATATGAGAATGACTTAATAAAAGCAATTAGTAAAAGGGCAAAAATTAAAGAAATTTTAGATAATTTTGAAGCAGTAGTAGTAGGTGATATTATATTAGATATATTACCTGATGAAAGCTCTGAAGAAATAATGAACTCTATTATTATCTCTAAAATTGATGTTTCAAATTACCTAAGTGGAATAGATGTTGAAGAAATAATGACAGTGACCGGAAATCCCGGATTTACAACAACCACAACCTCCACATTATCCGGATTTACTGCTGATCAAGTAGCTCTATCAATATCCCTACTAAATGAAATATTTAATAGATCGTTAGTTAAAGCCCTAATCCATCAATCAAATGAATTAGATGAGGGAGAATTATATGTACCTGTTTATCACCAAGTAATGTCTGAAATAAATGGATCTGCAAATAGTAAAGAAATCTTAACATCTGCAATAAATGCCATTGAAAATGGAGCAATATGACCGTTAAATCTACCACTATATTAGACCAAATTAAGCCTGAGGATAAAAATCTCCTCCAGTCTAAAACCCTAATTCGCAAGTTTGGAAGGCCAGAAGACTGTGTAGAATTACATGTTTATAATTTAAATAATAAACTTTTAAAAACGGTATATAATTTTGAAGATTATCAAACTCCCGATATAGATGACCCCCAAGGATATTTTAGTGAAATTATTTTTAATCCGGACAAAGTATTAAAGGATTTAGGTTTTACATCTGGTGAGTATAAAATTAGAGTTAATTTTCATAGAAGAAAAATAGCTAATTCCTTTGAGAATACATTTTATATTGATACTATATCCCCTGATAGAACCGAACTTAAAGTACAAATTAAAGGGGATGAAAATGTATCTTCTTTAACATTTGCTACTAACCAATTTATAGCAGATTTAAGTGATGATGTTGAAGGGGCCTCTTATTTTAAAGACTTTGCTGTAAATTTAGGTAATGATATAATACTAACTGGGGTTAATTTTATAGCAAATCCTGAAGGAGATAATAGTTTCCTTATTAAATTATATGAACCCCTATCCAATGCTTATAATGGAAAAATTCCATTTAGGGTTATAGAGGAGCTCACAAACCCAATAGAATATAATGTAAATTTAGAACCTAGCTCTCAAATTACTATTGACACCACAGAGTTAAGGGGGCCTAATTTACGAATAGATACTAGATTAAATTCAAGTGTACCTTCTGCTTATAAGGCGTATAATGACATATTACAATACCAATCAAGTGGCTCATTAAATAATCTATTAGGAGCATTATCATCCAGCATCCCAATTTCTGTAGAGTATGATAATCCAAATACTACATCTGGATACACATATGAAAATTTCATGCATTTTGGCTCAGCAGAGGAGCGTTTAAGGAATTTTAAATATAAATTAGAGTTAATAGAATTATATACTTCAAAAAGTTCTTATATAGGGGGATTATCATCGGGATTAACCAACTACCCTACCCAAATCCAATCTAATTTAAATTTAAAAAATACCCTTATAAGTAATTTTGATAACTATGAACGTTATCTCTACTATGAAAGTGGAACATATGCTTGGCCAAAAACAGACACATTAAAACCCTACACTCTATCCCCCGTTACTGCCTCTGAATCAACTACATGGTTTAATGGTAATATTATATCATCCTCAGATTTTGATGACCAGAATATCCACATACTAAGAAATACACTCCCTCAATATATTATAGAAAATAATGAAAACGAACAATTCATAACATTTGTAGATATGATGGGTCAGTATTTTGATAATATTTGGCTTTATATTGAAAATATTACGGACAAAAACATCGCTCATAATAGTTTAAAAGAAGGAATTTCCAAGGATATTGTATTTAACGCATTAAAAGAAAAAGGCATACCTGCATTTGATCAATTTGAAAATGCAAATTTATTTGAGTATTTAATAGGTTCATACACTGGTAGTGATTCGTTTGTTTACCAAGCACCTGCTGGTCAAACCATG